GCGAAGCGCAGGGGCGTCAAGTCACCGGACGCGGGCGATGCGCTCGCACTCACTTTTGCAGAACCAACCGAGGTCGCGCCCACGGGCAAGCCTCCAAACGTGGAACAGTACCGCCCCAGCGACTCGTCAATGGGACTATAGGAGATTTAAAATGCCAATCACCCCAACAGTGACCAAAGATTTAGGTGTTTCCGATGGCTCGTTGTATCAGTCGACGTGGGCGCTTGTCACTGCCACCGCTGACGGTGTTCCGTTTGAGTGCCCTGAGTGGGCCGACCGAACGGTTCATGTGTCGGGCACCTTCGGTGGTGCGACCTGTACGATTCAAGGGAGCAACGACAACAGCAACTGGTTCTCTTTGCATCAGGCCCACGACGGCAGCGTCGCCGCATTTACTGCGGCAGGTATGTGCGCAATTCTTGAGAATCCCCGCTATATCCGGCCGAATCTGACCGTCGCGGGCGTTGGCGCCACCGTCAACGTAATCTTGTTAGCGCGTCGTGCTAATCCGATGAGGACTTGACCGCAATGGCTGTCAAAAATACCGTTGCAAAGACGTGGGTGCTTCTCCCGTCCTTCGACGGCTATCTGTATTCGGCGTACCCAAACGGCGACAAGCCATCGGGGTATGTGTCAACTCCGACTCTCATCGATACCGACATCATCGCAGGCCCGTTGAGCGGGGGAGAGAACAATAAGGGATGTTACATGTCCCTGTTCGGCTACAACCTGGGGTTGCGGTCTAATCTCGGTACCGCTACCGGCGCGCGTGTGTACTTCCGCGACCCTGCTGGGGCAAACACCTGGGTTGAGGTCGACAACTACCGAGTACTGCAAACAAGCCGCACCTATTCAAAAAATCAAGTCGTCCAGATCATCGTACAACTCGGTGCGCTCGGTGGTAAGACGGGGTTGCTGGACATCAAGATCACCGTCAACGGGGTGGACACCAACATCCTAACTGGACAGTTCACGGTTCAGCCTGGACGGATTGCGTTTGTCTCGACCACGGGGAACGATGCAACGGGTGTGTTTGACGACATTACCAAGCCGTTTCGCTACATTCAGAACTATTCTGGTGGCTCACCTGTCGCCGGTAGCCTGTGGGCCACCACAACAACGATGGGTGAAACGGGGATACGACCAGGAGACACTATTGTCATTCGCGGGGGAACGTGGAGCGATCAGGTGGGGTATGACACTCGCTGGGCACGGTTCCGTGACAAGGGCGGCACAGCCCCGAATGGCACACTAGGGCAGGGATATATCACCTTCACCCGTTACCCTGGTCCTGTACTGGGGCACGCACCAGAGGACGTGTCGTATGTTGATCCTACGGGGGGACGGGGCGGCATTCAAGGTTGTCCAACTGCCTACGGCGCACCCAATGCAAACAATGGGCAGTATGTGGTGGTGTCGGGGCTTCGCTTTCAACTATCTGCCACATCCGTCTCAGACTCGGGCGGGGTCAACTTCCAGACCAGTGCGAATTACTGGCGCGTGTTTGACTGTGAAATTGGCCCGTGGCCGACGACGACCATCGGCTTACTCGGTGGCATTGGTGGGAACGGGAACCCGCTGCGCATTCGCTTCAACTACGTCCACGACATCGGGGGGCCGGCTGGATTGACCAACCACGGTATTTATTTGGACGGATCAAACCTGACCGCGAAGAACGCGGACATTGCGTACAACTGGATCAAGAACATCACGGGCGGCTCCGCGATTCAGTTCTTCAACCAGAGCGCGGCGGATTATTTTACCGGCTTGACGGTTCACAACAACTATGTCGATGGTTGCGCGAAGTACGGCATCAACCTGAATGCCTACCTGCAATCGGCAGATGTGTACAACAACATTGTTAAGGGTGCAGGCATTAATTCTGTGAATATTGACGGGAACCACACGCCCGCTATCAATATCGTGCATAACACCTTTATTCAATCGCTGACCAGTGGTGCATACACTCGCATGATTGCGAACAGCGGCGGCGCGATCACCACTGGGACCGGTATCAAGATTCAACACAATGTTCTTTACATTGCGTCCGGCGCGGATTCCACGCTGAATTACACCAACCTCGGCGCGGGCGATACGACCGTCACGATGACAGAAAACCGCTACTACGACGCCAACGGCTTGCAGATCACCGTGCCAACCAAGGATGCCACGGGCATCTACGGGAACCCCACATTTACTTCGGTATCAACAGACAACTACACACGCACCGCCAACCTGGGTGACTGCGCTGCAGCGGAAGTCTTTGCGGTAGCGACTGATTTTTTTGGATGGCCTCGTCCCGTAACAGGAACGGGCGCTCCTGGCGCAACAAAGAACGATATTGGCGCCGCACAGGATTCGGGAACCTGACATGGCCTACGCACTTCGAAGCACCTTTCCGACAACCTCATGGGACGCCACGGGGAGTACGTTCACCACACGCACGGCCTCCGGTAGCTCAGCGTTATCAGTTGGTGACCTGATCGTTGTGGTGGTGCCATACCGTATTGTTGGTGGCACATCGATCACTGTTACTGACAGTCTTGGTAATACCTACACGGAAACTACGACCAACCCACAGTATCAGTTAGCGGCTGATTCGGGTAAGTCGGCACGGTTCTTTTACTGCAGCGTCACCAACGCGGGGACGCCGACGATCACCGCGACGGCCGGCGCAGCTTGCCGAGACTTCGGCGTATTTGCCTGCGCGTACTCTGGTATGGCGACTTCGACGCCGTTGCAAGTGACCGCAGCGTACAACCGGCAGGCTGGTGTTGGTACTGGCACCAACGCAATGACATCAAACTCCGCGTCGATTGTCTCGCCCCCATGCTTGGTAATCGGCTGGGGCTTCAATATCAGCAACTCCAACGGCACGCGGCTCAATGCTGGTACGGGATTTACCAGCCGTCTAACCGGCCAATCTTCGAACGGCCTGACAGATATTTGTCGCTTTGAAGATAAGCGCGCAACAGCCTCCGGCGCGACCGTAGCGACGTGGACGGCTACGCAAGCGGGCGACGACCAGGTGACGTGCGTATTGTGTTTCTCGGAGGCCATTACCGACCCGACCATACAAGGTGGCACCGCGAATCCGGTACACGGCTCAACGGGAAACACGATCACAGGCGTCGCCTTCGGCGCCTCGCAAGGCGCGGGAACGCTGGTGATTGGTGGGCAAGCGCAGACGGTAACGGCATGGTCCGATACCAGCATCACTTACACAGCGAACCGTGGCGTGAATCTGGATGATGTCGCCGTTAATGCGGTTGTGACCAACAACGCTGGCACACCGAGCAGTGGCTATGCTTTAACGGGATTTCACCAGCCTTCAGGATACTACGTTGTCACGCTGACGTCGGTCAACGCGACCGCCGCCTATCGTATTACGGCTGTCGCCGACTTAGCAATCGGCAACCAATTGGAATGGGACAACTCGCTGGTGACGATTAATGCTGACGGAAGTTTTGTCGCTGATCCAACCGTAACCTCATTTAACGTGCGCGCTGGTGTGACCACTGATGGCTGGGGCGCGCTTGCTGCCCAACCTGTTAACAGCGCGCCTAGTGGGACCAGTGTTATTTCCTCCATGAATTTTTTTCGTAATCGTCGTAAAGCTAACCGGTAAAAAGCATGGCAAAGAACGATCTTCAATCTGGATACGCTGATCTTCCCGACGAGGTGCTGCAGGAGATGGGTGGCCCTGGCGCTTTCGAAGACAACACCGCGTCACAGATCGACGCACTCGCTGCCGTCATCGCGCAGAAGCGTGACGATGCGGTTCAATATCGCAAGCTGACGGGGATCGAAGATACCTGGATGGACTGCGAGGAAGCGTACCTCGGTATCGACGACGAGAATCGTCACGAGTATCTCGGCTCACACTGGGCGAAACCCACCACGATGCAGGGACCCGTCACCACCGGCATGCGGCCAAACTCCAGCGCCGCGGTGAAGTCGACCGCGTTCGTGAAGGTCACCGCTCGATACGTTGACGCTGGCTCGGCCAAGCTCGGTGAAATCCTGCTGCCGATTGACGACAAGGCCTTCAGCTTCGGCCCGTCACCGGTGCCGGAACTGATCGAGATGAAGGACATGAAGCAGCAGGTGGTGAAGGATGGCGTGCCGCTGATGCGCGACCTGAAACCTGGCGAGCAGTTGCCGGTGGGCGCCCCCGCCTCGCCGCCCGTTCCAGGCCAGCCACCGGCGCCCCCGCCCACGGTGCCGCTGACGTATGCGGACCTGGCCGAGGAGGCGATGGCGAAGGCTGAGAAGTCTGCCAAGGCGGCCGAGAAACGCATCTATGACTGGCAGGTGCAGTCGCAGTACGCATCCGAAGCGCGCAAGGTGATCTTTGACTCCGCGCGCATTGGCACCGGCGTGCTGAAGGGTCCGTTCCCCGAGCCGCAAAAGAAGCACGCGGTCGTCAAGGACGAGGTCACCGGCAAGAAGAAGCTGGTGATCAACGAGATCATCAACCCGAGCGTGCGCTGGGTCGATCCGTGGAACATCTACCCCGACGACACCTGCGGTGAAAACATTCACCACGGCAGCTTCATCTTCGAGCGCGACTACCTGTCGCCGCGTCTGGTCAACGACCTGAAGAAGAACAAGGCCTACCTCAAGCAGCAGCTTGAGAAGGTGCTGGAGATGGGTCCGGAGCGCAGCAAGGTGCAGGACGAGCGCGAGCAGCAGATGGACCGGCGCAAGGTCGAGGAGAAACGCTTCGAGGTCTGGTACTTCTACGGCGTGCTGAGCCGCAAGGACATGGAGTGCTGCGGTGTCGCCGACCTTGACACGCTCATCCCGAAGGACCAGGAGGACGTGTACGCGATCGTCACGATGATCAACAACATCATCGTGCGCGCGACCATCAACCCGCTGGAGTCGGGCAAGTTCCCGTACCATGTCGTGCCGTGGCGCCGCCGCCCAGGCTCGTGGACCGGCGTAGGCGTGGCCGAGCAGATTCGCATGCCGCAGCGCATGATCAACGCGGCCACCCGAGCGCTGCTGGTGAACGCGGCGAAGACTGCCGGCTCGCAGATCGTGGTCGATCGCGGGTGCATCGAGCCCGCGGACAAGTCGTGGAAGATCACGCCCGACAAGATTTGGTACAAGACCAACGACGCGGCCACCGACGACGTCAACAAGGCGTTCGCCGTGTTCGAGTTCCCGAACGTGCAGAAGGAAATGCTCGGGCTCATCGAGTACGGGTTCCGGCTCGCGGAAGAGTCCTGCTCGATCCCGCTGATCAGCCAGGGGCAGTCGGGCAAGTCGACGCCCGACACGCTCGGCGGCCAGCAGTTGCAGGACAACAACGCCAACCAGTTGCTGCGCAGCATCGGCTACGCGTTCGACGACTTCATGACCGAGCCGATGGTGCTGCAGTACTACGAGTGGCTGCTGCTCGACCCGAACGTGCCCGACGAGGAGAAGGGTGACTGGAACATCAACGCGCACGGCAGCGCGTCGCTGGTTGAGCGCTCGATCCAGAACCAGACCATCGGCAACATCCTGGGCGCCGCGCTCAACCCCGCCTACGGTGCCGACCCGTTCAAGACCTACTCGCAGTATCTGCGCTCGCAGCGGCTCGATCCGCGCGACTTTCAGATGGAGAAGGAGGAGTTCGAGAAGGCCAAGGCCAACCCGCCGCCACCCTCCGACGTGGTACAGGCGGCGCAGATTCGCGCGCAGGCCACCATCGAGGCCTCCAAGTCGCGCGATGCGCTCATGGAGAAACGAATCGTCGTCGACACCGATCGCGATCGTGCGTACGTCGAGGCCGAGACGCAGGCCAACACGCTCAAGCATCAGCAGGCGATGGAGGAACTCAAGATACGCCGCGAGTTGGCGATCCTCGAATACGCCAACAAGAAAGAGATCACGCTCGAACAGTTGCGCGTTGAACTCGCCAAGTCCACCCAGGTACAGCAGACCAAGCGCGACCTCGCACAGGCTGAGCTTGAGGTCGCCGTCTCCGAAGGGCGCCACGACCGCACGCACGACCGGATCAAGCACGTTGATGATCTGACTGCCGGCGCAAGTCAGGCGGCGCAGGACAGGAGCCACGAGGTGGCGATCGCGAAGAGCGGGCCGAACAGCCTGGTGAAAGATGAGATGGCAACCGAGGTGACCCCATGAGCGAGCCACGCCCGATCGAGCAGCAGGAGAACCGCCTCATCCTCACCGCGGCCGACCGCCAGTCGGCGACCTGGGGGAAGGTGATGCGCTTTTTCGACATCAAGCTCCAGGCGCTGCGCGAGAAGAACGACGCCACGCTCGACGAGTTGCAGACCGCGAAGTTGCGCGGACAGATTGAACTGATCAAGGAATTGCGTCGTGCCAACGAGGCCGACCCCGAAGTTGAAACATTAGTGATTTAAATCGCCGCCGAGGAGCAATCACGACGGCAAGAGGTAACGATCGACGGCAACGCCGAATCGTAATTTGGCCCAGCTTCACAGCGGGTAATGTCTTAACGGAGAAGCACCATGACAGGAGAAGCTGCAGCAACCAAGGAAGTAGTGGACGAGTTCAACTCTGGCTATAACGAAGCCGTGGTCATGAAGGTTGTGCCCGCCGACTTCAAAGAGGAGGAAGACGATCTCGTCGGCATCCCGATTGAAAAGTTGGGAGTGAACGCCGGCACGGAGGGCATGGATCAGAGTGCGCTTGACGCACCCCAAACCCCAGCGCCAGCGACAACGGAAACATCCACGCAACAGGCTGCTCCGGATGGATCGAAGCAGATGGTGCAGGTGCCGGCCGACGAGTATCAGAAGATGCTGTCCACAGTGGCTACGCTGGAAAAACAGTTCGGTGAACACGGCTCGAAGATCGACAAGGCCCTCGGCAAGATCGGTGGCTTTGAAGGGTTCGTCGCGGCCATGCAAAAGAACACTCCATCGGGCGAGGCAATTGTTCTCAGTGATGAGGACATGGCCGGCTTGAGCGAGAAGTTTCCGAACCTCTCGAAAGAGATGCAGACCATCTTGAACACAGCCCTCAGCAAGGTAAAGGGCACGGGACAGGCGGTCGTGCAGACGGTTGACGACAACCGTATCAGCGCAGTGTTGCAGCCGATGTTGGAGCAGGAGCGTACGCGTATCAAGCGCGAGATGCAGCGCGAGGAAGTTCTGGAGGCTCACCCTGATTTCGATGAGATCAGGATCAGCAAGGATTTTATCGCGTGGAAAGAGTCGCTGCCTGAAGACCGCAAGGTCAAGGCAAACACAGCCTGGACTCCAAAGACAGTGATCGCTGTCATGGATGAGTACAAGGAAGCGAAGAGGGCCCCCGTGGTCCCGCCGCCTCCCCCGCCATCCACGAAAGACAAAGCTCGTGAGGAAGCGTTGCGTGCCGCAGCAAATCCCCGTGGCTCAGGTCCAGCACCTGGTGCCAAGAGAACCTCCGACGACGAAGCCTTTGCACAAGGCTACGCCGAAGGGTAACCACAAGGAACTTTCATCATGACGATGCAAACATTCGCCCTCACCCCTGGGCGTATAAACAAGTACAAGGGTCAGATTCTCAAGCATGCCGAACCTGCTGAAGTGCTTGGGAAAATGGGCCGGCAGGTGAAGATGCCGAAGAACGAGAGCGACACCTACGTCGCCCGTCGCTTCTTGCCGTACGGCGCAACCTCCACCAGTTCGACCACGCAAAACCGTTTCTTCCAGGACGGTACCGGCGATCGCGGCAACGTGATCGTGCAGGCCCATCAGACGCAGGAAGGCGTGACTCCGATGCCGGACAGCATCACTCCGGTGGACATCACGGTAGTCGTGCTGCAGTACTCCTGCCTGTATGGCTTCACCGACAAGACCTACGATCTGTACGAAGACGACATCCCCAAGGAAATGATCACGCAAGTCGGCGAGCGCGTTACGTTCGTCAACGAACTGATCATCTACGGGGCACTGCGCGCCTGCACCAACCAGTACTACGGCGGCACGGGCACCACCCGCGCGACCGTGAACGGTGGTTTGACGCTCGGTCTGATCCGCAAGATCGTGAAGAACCTGCAAGGCAACCACGGCAAGTACGTTTCCAGCGTGCTGAAGGCGTCCGCTGACTACGGCACCGACGCGGTGGCACAGGGCTTCTTCGTCTACTGCCACACCGACCTGGAGCCGGACATCCGCGACCTGCCAGGGTTCACCCCGACCGAGAAGTATGCGTCGGGTACCCCGATGCCGAACGAAGTCGGCAAGTGCGAGCGGTTCCGTTTCATCACGCACCCCGATCTGCCGTCGTTCCAGGACGCAGGCGCGGCCGTGGGTGCCCTCAACCTGTACTCCACCACGGGCGTCAACATTGACGTCTACCCGATGATCATCTGCGCGCAGGATGCGTGGAGCCAGATCGCGGTGCGTGGCAAGGACTCGCTGGCGCCGACCTACCTGCCGCCTGGTCAAATCTCGAAGTCCGATCCGTTCGGTCAACGGGGTTACGCCGGCACCATCTGGTGGAAGGCTGTGATGATCGAGAACAACGGCTGGATGGCAATCGCCAACGTCGGCTCCAAGAATCTGAGCTAACGATGACAGGGGTGGTCTGATCTCGGGCCACCCCAATCCAACCAGGAGAATCACATGGACAACAAAGTATCGACTTACCTCGGACACGTTCGCGACGCGCTCACCCAGGCTGCCCTGCGGCCCGTGATCAACGCCCTCGCCGACCGCTATAGCTGCGTCATGCTGTCCTCAGCAGGGCTCGCTATCAAGGCTGGTGGCAGCGCCATCGTCAAGTCGGGGGCCAGCGCGTTCTATGCGCTCGCCAACGGCGTTCTCGTGACGAAGGGCGCGGCCACCGACATGGCTGCACTGGTCGGAACCGTGACCAACGCCAAGTTCAACGTCTTTGCGTTCTTCATCGACAGCGCCGGAACACTGACGACTGCGATGGGAACCGAGGGCGCGGCACTGGCTAACGTCGTGTTCCCGCCCACGCCTCAAGGCAAGACGTGCGTCGGCTTCATCGTCGTCAACCCAACCGGCACAGGCAACTTTGTCGGCGGCACCACGGCGCTCGATGACGCAACCGTCGTACCGAATGTCGTGTATCAAAATCCAATCGGCGCGTGGGACCCCAACGTCCAACTCGGCGTCGCAACCTAAGCAAGGAGAATCACAATGGATCAACTGGCTCAAATCCCACTGACGCTCTGCACGATGAAGGCTGCCGCAGCCGCGGGAACCACATCGACGCTCAGCACCACCGGCACCACGCTGTATTGCATCAAAGGCAAGGCCTACAGCAAGGCTGCCCTCACCAACCAGGCAACGCCCACCACCGACTCGGTGACGGGTGCCGCGTTCGTCGCAGTTCCGGCGAGGTACGGCTGCATCTTCGTCATCGGCTTCGACAGCGGTGGCAACCTGAAGGTCAGCCAGGGCGGCTTGGCTGCACTGGACGGTGCCGCTGACGGCGCCAACGCGGTGTTCATCACCGCGCCGCAGTTCCCGCCCGTGCCCGACACGGTGTGCCCGTTCGCCTACCTGGTCACCAAGGTCGGCGCCTCGGGCTCCTCGTGGACCTTCGGCTCCAGTAACCTCGCCGGCCCGCCGTCGAACGTGCTGCATACGTTCGTTGACGTCATGACGTTGCCGTCGCGTCCGCAGGTGTCGTAACAGTAACAACCCCGAGCGGCATCCCGCCGCTCGGGACTTCAGAAGGAGATTCGCATGCAAACAGCAGCAAACGCGCCAGTCCGCAAGTCGCGAGCGGAGGTCAACACCGGCGAGATGGAGATGCAGTCGCGGCCGAAGATCGTCATGCCCGACTCGGGGCTGCCGACTCGCGAAGATATCGTGCCCGCCGTCGACGGCATCAAGGTGTTGCAGAAGAAATATCTGCAGGACCTGGCCTTCAACGAAGAGCCCGTCATGATCCGCATCGCAAGCTCGAACCACGGCGAGAAGAACCCGCCGAAGGTGGTCGACTGCTGGTGCAACGGCGTCAAGGCCGAGCAGTTCATCGACGGCAAGTGGGTCCAGTGCGGGTGGTTGCCGATCGACAAGCCCGTCATCACCAAGCGCAAGTATGTCGAGATTCTGCTCCGCTCCAAGCGCGACCAGATCGAAACCAAGCACCAGGGCACCGATCATGAAAATCCGGAAAACGCGTTGGTGTTCAATACCCACGCCGTCTCGCTGATCTCGATCATGCAGGACAAGAACCCTGCCGGTATCGATTGGCTCACGCAGATCATGTACGAGCGCTAGACCATGACCTACCTCGAACTCGTTCAGCGCGCATGTCGTGAATGCGCTCTCACCGGTGTACCAACCACCGTCGTCTCGCAGTCGGGCATGTACGCACGCATGGTCAACTGGATCGCGAGCGCGCTGAACGATATCGAGACTGCACATCCAGACTGGGACTGGATGTGGCTGCCCTTCAGCTTTCCAACCGTCGACGGTCAGTCCGAGTACTCGGCGGTCGAGGCGGGGATCGCGGCCGAAACCCACAACGAGTGGAACCGATACGAGACGCGCAACTACGTCACGTCGGTCGGCAACATCTCAGAAATTTTCATGGACTACATCGACTACGACATCTGGCGCAACGCGTACCTGTACGGCGCCACGCGCTCGACGCGCAGCCGTCCGCTGCAGTTCTCGATCTCGCCGCAGCAGAAGATCGCGCTGGGCCCCGTGCCCGCGGCCGGCTACACGATCACGGGCTACTACTACCGCAACGCGCAGGTGCTGGACCCCGTCGTCTCGTCCACTAACCTGACACCCGACACGCTCACACCAGACATGCCGGTCGACTTCCACATCATGATCGTCTACAAGGCGATGATGTACTACGGCGGCTACATGGGCGCGCCCGAGGTCTACGACCGCGGCGAGCTTGAGTTCGGCAAGATGATGAAGCGGCTCGACAACAAGCGGCTGCCCGATATGGAGTTCGCATAACATGACCATGCGTCGTCCACCCAACGTGCAGCACCCAGTCACGATGTTGCGTGGCGGGATGGACCAGGTCACGCCCTCGCTGTCGCTGCCGTCTGGATACTGCATCGACGCGATCAACTTTGAATGCTCGATCACGGGCGGCTACTCCCGCATCAAGGGATACGAGCGCCTAGACGGTCGCCCAGCCCCAAGTGCCGCCACCTACACGGTCGTGCAGATTGCATCGTTCCTCGCGACACCCACGGTTGGGCAGACCCTTGCCAACGCTGCAGCAACGGCCAGTGGCGTGATCGCGGCGATCGCCAGCAACTACATGGTGCTGACCAAGGTAACCGGTACCTTTGGCGATACCGACGAAGTGAAAGTCGGTGCGACGACGATTGGTTTTGCGGTGCCGTTCGACGGGACGATCTCCTCGCTACAGCGCGCGCAATATCTCAATGCCGCGGCCGACATATATCGCGCTGACATCACGGCGGTGGGCGGGGCAGCGGGCACAGGCTCGGTACTCGGCGCCTTCAACTACAAGGACGTGTGGTACGCGTTCCGCGCGCTGGCAGCCACGCCCACGCTCGCAGGTTTGTGGAAGTCCACCACGGGCGGCTGGACACTGGTGGCGTACCCGAACGAGGTGACGTTTGACACGGCCGTTGGTACCGGCACTGGCAACCTGGTGGCGCCAGCGGACGGTGAGACAATCACGGGTGGCACGAGTGCTAAGACGGCAACTGTGCGTCGTGTCATGCTGGAAACCGGCGCGTGGAAAACCGCAGCTACCACCGCAGACGGTGGCAAGCTGGTTTACACCAACCTCGCAGGCGCCGCCAACTGGACGATCGGCGAAACAGTCACCTTCAGCGGTGGCGCCACCGCGATCGTGCGCAGTGCCGGCGCGGCCATCACGATGCTGGTGGGTGGCAAGCTAGAGGCCGTGCTGGGCAATTTCAGCGGTCAGCTTTCGACACTGCGTGTTTACGGCGCGGACGGCGTGAATCGCGCGTTCGAGTTTGACGGCACATATCTCTGCCCGATCAAGTCGGGGTACGCGACCGACACACCGAAGCACGTTTCTGTCCATCTTAATTACCTCATGCTGTCCAAGGAGGGCTCGATCGTTTACTCCGAGGTGGGATATCCGTTCCGCTTCGCGACAGGCGGCGAGATCACCACAGGAGATATCGTCACCGGCATGGCCCAGCTACCAGGCTCGCAGGACACGGGATCGCTTGCGGTATTCCTGCAGAACGGCGTCAAGATTCTGTATGGCACCGCGCCCCCATTCAGGCTGCCGCCTTACAACGTCGGCGCCGGCGCGGTGGACTACAGCTACCAGAATTTTGGCGACACGTTCTTCTTCAATGAGAACGGCATCAGCAACCTCAGCACCACGCTGAAGTTTGGTAACTTTAACATGGCGTCGCTGATCGATCAGATCATGCCGTTCGTGCTGCTGGAGCGCACCAAGGTCGCGTACTCGTGCCTGTGTCGCGAGAAGAACCAGTACCGCATCTTCTTCAACGACGGGCTCGGGCTCTTCCTCACGATGTCCAAGGGCAAGCCGCTCGGCGTGATGCCGGTGTATTTCCCGAACACCGTCTACTGTGCGTTCAACGGCCGCCTCACTGATAAGACCGAGGTGTCGGCGTTCGGTGCGACGGACGGGTTCCTATACCAGATGGAGAAGGGTACCTCGTTCGACGGCGCCAACATCGACGCTGCGATCCAGTTGACCTGGGACGCGAACGGCTCGCCACGGATCGAGAAGACCTACCAGCACGCGACCATCGAGGTGCGCAGCCCGACCTATGCCGCGATGTCGTTCAGCTATGAGCTTGGCTACGGCAGCGAGGAGTACGCCCCCTCGGAGGTCACCAACCTGTTTTCCAACTTCCAGGGGCTCTCGTTTTGGGACCTGTTCACCTGGGACGAATTTGTGTGGGACGGCCGCCAGCTACTGCCGTCCGAGGCCGACATGGAAGGAACCGCCGAAAACGTGCAGGTGATCCTGGCGTCGTCGACCGACTACATCGACTCATTCACGATCAATTCGTTGATCTTCTCTCTTATCAATCGCCGCGCGAAGAGGTGACATCTTGAGTAACTCATTTTATAACCACGGGTCCACGCCGGTCTTTCGCAGTCAAGGGCTGTCAAGCCTAATCCGCGCGGAGTTTGATGCGATCACCGCAGGGTTCAACAAGCTGCCGGCGCTCAGCGCAGGCGTGGCTCGCCGCCTCGTTGCCGTGAACGCTGCCGGCGACGCGCTCGAAACAATCTTCAGCGGGTACCACGGCGCAGGCAACCCGACCGTACTGACGACCAACACCGCGCTGGGTAT